CTACAGGGATGCATGGTTGATGTCCATACTCACAGAAACACTTTGCAATGAAAGCGACTTCTGCCCTCTCACCCTGTCCTGTTCTCCAGTGTGGGTTTCTCGCAAACGGATCATCTGGATGTAGATGTTCCTGTCTCTCATTATATTTTTCTATTGTCACCCGAAAAAATCCTCCAGTGATGCTTTAGGTTCGTCTTCCCATCCGACCGCATCCAAGATTGGACGAAGGGGATCTAGGAAAGTTTTGTCAAACATTTTGTTGTAGTCCACCGACACATGCAGATCCAGTTCCTTGGGTAAGTTCAGTGGATACGAGATCACGTTCTCGTTCAGACGGTTAGGCATCTTCAGATAGACGAACTTTACCTTCGATCCGTTCTTGATCAGTTCGTACCTTTTATTGAGTCCATGATTCCATACCGCATCATTGTACATCAACGCACCACGCACATGGATAGGACAACCCTTACCATAAACAGTGCGATCATCTTTCCACTTGACAATGTCGGATACTCCACGCGGGAACGAGATGTCTTCGGGTGGTAGTGACTTGAACTCCCTCTTGAAGTCAGAGATAAACTGTTGAGTGTCTGACTCAGTTCCTTCCACGATTACACGGAAGATATCCTTGAACTTATCACGCACGACCTGTGGTGTCGATGACTTGACTGCCTCAATACCCATCATCTTGAGTTTGGGGGTGGCGTACTGGACACCCTCATTGTTGTGTACGTTTAGAATGTATCGTTTCTTGGCAACCCAGATACCACGATCCGCAATCACCTCACGTTCCATCACCATGCGATTCTCATACGCATTCGTGATCTGCGCCAGTTCTGCATACGACTTCTCCAGAACTTTCTCGAAGTGTTCGTGACAGATCTTGTCGAGGAACTTGACTGGATCTTTGGGTTTGAACTGATCAACCAGATCACCCATCTTGATATAGACGGAGTCGGTGTCCATCGCAATCACATAGTCCTTGTCGGTCTTGAGAAGTTTCTGCATCTCATCGTTGACGGCACGTTCCGCCCACTTGATGGATAACTGTCCCGCAAGAGTGACTGACTCTGCGACACGTTGATCGAAGTATCGGAACCATCGATTACCCAACGCACCATACAGGGAGTTCATCAAGATCTTGATCGACATCTGTTGATTGTCCAACTGAGAGATCTTGTTGGTCAGTTCCTTGGATGGGTTCTTTTCGAACTCTTGTTTTGCAAGTAACATTTCTTTCTTGACGACCTTACGTTCATCGAAGTATCTCTTAATGATATCGGGAATGATACCAGTCTTTTCCTTAGAGAACTTAGAACCAGTCGGTGCGAGAGTGTAGTCACCTTGGTGATTGACCTCACGGTTTAGGAATTTGTCTACAGATACATCGTTGACGAATCCATCCAGAACTGTTTCGGGTGACATGTTGTATTGAACAATGATGTTAGGATACAGTGACGCAAGGTCAAAGGATGTTACCCATTCGTGTGATCCGACTTCTGGATTCTTCACATACCCACCCGCGAAGTCGGACTTAGGACGTTCGACCTTGGGTGGACACGCAATCATTTTACTCACCAGTATTCGGTAGATGATACTATCCCAAATCGCAGTAGTTCCTAGTGCATCGATATAGTTCACACCACCACGATACGCCATAGACATACACAGTTCGATCAGTGCGAGTTTCTCGTCCAGTTTGTCCACGAGTTCCACGTCCTTGATGTTGTAGTCAATGAACTTCTGGAAGTCTTCTTTGTAGAGAGTGTGCAGTGAACCGTGTTCTTCATACGAGAGTTTGCGTTCACCCAGAACCACATTCGCAATGTGATCCAGTCGATAGGACTCTTGTCGTCCCAGAGTATTGAGAGTAAACTTCTTGAAGATATCAAGGTAGTCGATCTGTTCGACACCAGTGATGTGAAAGATCTGAGAGGTCATACCGTCATCGTATACCTTACCTTCGGTGATCAATCCCCACGGTGAAAACTTCTTCGCCTCATCGAACCCCGCAAGTTTGGTCATGCGGTTGATCAGATAAGGTAAGTCAAAGGTGCGACTGTTCCAACCAGTGATAATGTCGGGACAGTGATCCCTCCACCAGTCTAGGAAGTTGGTCATCAAGGTAATCTCGTCCTTGCACAATCTGTAGGACACGTTCTCTGGTGCGTCATAAGATTGCATACCCCAAACGTGAAACTCATCTGATCCACGTTCCTTCATGGTGATCGAGATTACTGGTTGATCTGCTTTGGATGGTTCGGGGAATCCGTCATCGGACTCGACCTCAATATCGATAGTCCAGATTGATACTTGAGACGCATCAAAGGGAATGACACCCCCGAACTTCTCTGCGATAAATTGTGTGACGTAATTGGTTGTTCCGTAGATCTTGAAGTTCTCGACACCATCGTATCGCTTTGCAAAATCTCCCGCCTCCTTCATGCTACCGAAGGTGATGGGTTCTACGTTTGTCCCATCCAGTCCAGTCCAACGTGTTTGATTCTTGTTGGACGGAACAAAGAGAGTGGGTTTGAACGGAATCTTTTTCTTTACCCGAAGTCCGTGTTCGACTCCGCGATATAACAGGTTGTTACCATAACGGGCAACTGAAGTATAGAACTCCATGTGGTCTCCTCATAATTTGGTTAGTATTATACCACAGGTAACAGACTATGTCAATCAATAACTTTAAAATATTTGTGTCGTTTCCAAGGTTCATTTATCAAGTGTTGTGGGTACTGTCGGTGATCTTGAGTCACCTTCAGATCCTTCTTGATCATTTGGGTGGTAGGATTTTTAATCCAGTAGTCAGGTTGTCCGTATCTAGTTCCCTTGAAAACCTTGTCGGGAAAACTGTTGTAGGTATCAAACATTTCATCTTCGGTCTTCGCAAACCTAACACTATCACAGTCACCCCAAGGGTGGACGAAACCGTATTCTTTATTTCGGTAATCGTCTGTGTGTTTCCAATGTTTACTCACGTAAGTCTTGTATAATCTCTCCATGCATCCATATGGGCCACCGTTGATAGGAAACTCTCTCTGAGTAAATATGTGATGCGACCATGCACCGAACGATTGACTTACTGAGTAACAACCCATGAACAATCCTATGTTTGCATACTCTAGGTCTCTCTTCATGATGATGTCTACCAGATATCTGAACTCATTTTCTAGTTCTGGAATCAAGTATGTGTCGTGTTCGGTTACAAAGAATCTCTCGTCTGTCTCTCCACGTAGACGCAATAGTTCCCAGTGTGAACACATACCCGCACGTTCTGTTGGTGAGTGTGGTTCATCGTATTCTTCGTTACCGTTATCAAGACGCATCAAAGATTTGCACCAGTTATACTTGGACTGGTGTTCATCGAAATTTGGTGTGGTGGGGGTGATCGCTTTGAAAGGAACGATCTCTACTAGATCATCTACAATCTCAAATGACTCGACTGATCTCTCGTGATACTCCATTGAAACTGGAGAATCGGGGATCACTATTTGATAAAATTTTATCTTTTCCATAACCTATATCTATCAAGGGTGAAGGGGGAAGAATGACTTCCCCCTCCGAATATCATATGAGAGGCGCTAAACAGAGAACTGTTATAACGAAACTTGTTACGAATACAAGTGTTTCCAACAACCAATCATATGAGGAACGTATTGAACGCTCTTTGAGTGCTTTCATAATTAACCTCGTGAAAATTAACCTATGTTGATTTTACGAGGACGCTTCTCTTCTGGTAATACTACCTTTAAATTAATTACAAGAATACCATTACTATAAGAAGCTCCGTCTACTTCGACATATTCACTCAAGCGGA